TAATATAGCGTCTAACCCAGTGTTCATTGCTGGGTAAGCACTGTATAACGATGCATCTTTTTCGGGAAATATTTTATATACTGCCATAATTAAAATAGTGTTACTACTCTACCTTTAATATCGGTATTTGGATATTTTAATTCAAAAATACTAGGATCTAATGAAGGGAATATTGTGCCGTTTTGATTAGCACCATTCATATCATAAGCCCATTCTGAATATCCTGTTCCAGTACCTGCTTTATTGGTAAAATTGATTTGTTTTACTGTTTGTACACCATCTATTGCATCTAATAATACAAATAGATCGGGTGTGATTATTGGTTGGTTAACTTGCCACATATCTAATTTAAAATAATTTTGTAATGCACCTATACATCTCTGTAATACTTGGTTGTTATTATAATTTGGATATGTTATTATTTCAAAATCAATAGCAAAATTAATAATGAATGCATCTTTAATACTAATAGTATCTCCGATCATTCTATACTCATTTAAATATGTTTTTAAATTGTTTTTTAAAGTAGTTGAAGCGGTAGTTAATTGGCTTAGGTTATTTTGTGATAACACATAAATATCTAATGTTGTTGATGCTTCATCTGCTTCTGGTTTTTGTGTGAATGCTTTAGATATAATTCCGAACTTACCAGGCATACTTAATGATCTTACTAAATAATCATCTTGCGTTACGTTTCTTAACTGCGTTGAAAAGTTTGAAATTGCATTTTGTCTAATTTCTTCTATTGTATCTCCATCTTTACCACCAGAGGCTGCTACTGGGTTATTAGCTGCTATTGAGTTAAATACATACTGTGCTGTTACTTGATTTAATGACCCATCGTTAAATTGTATTGTGGAAGTATTTACATTATTTAAAGAATTAGCTAATATGTTAGAAGTTACTCCACCACCTGTTAAATATCTTACTGTTAAAGATGTGTTTGTAGGTGTTGTTCCGTAAGTATTTGTAAATATAAAATTAGTTGGACTATATGCTGTTGTTAATTTATCCTGTCCAAATGGTAAACCTAAACCTACATTAAATGGGTTTGGTATTACTGTTTCTGTTGTTGTAGCTGGTGAACCTGCTCCAAATTGTAATTGTAAACGTTGGTTTGTTAATACTCTAGTTGCAAACCTATTTTGTACTGATTTTGTTTGTAACAAATATGGTGCATCTGTATCTAGGTAAGTATTAGGATCATTAAGGTTAGTATTTCTTATACTATCAAAAACTAAATCTTGTCCTAAATAATCTACTTCATACCAATTGTTACCATCTGTATCTATAACATCTATAATACTTGCTATTTGAGCACCCTCAATATTTACAGTTGCAAATTCTACTGGGGCTCCAAAAGTGAATGTTTTAGAAACTATCTTTCCTGAAAATGCTCTAGCAGATTTTTTTAGTAAATAATAATCCGGCACTCCTCCTGATACTTGAGCAATTGTTACTGTTGTTGGGTTGCTTGAACTTGATACATTAAAATCTATTGGATCTTCAATTGTAAATGTTTGAGCTGTTCCCGTTCGTGTTGAAATTTGAGTATTAGCGTTAACATATAAAGCATAATCATAATCTGGTTCTGCTATTCCTCCTACTAATTTTCTAGGTACCTGTTGATAAACGTCAACTGTTGTAGTTGCTAAACCTGTAGTTTTAGGTTTGTACCCATACATATAGGCCATGTCATACAGATTGTTTGTTTGACGAGCGTACTGTAAATAATTTTCTTGTATTTGGTTATCTAAATAAAAGGATAACACATCACCTACATACGCTGCTTGCTCTATAAACATCATTCCTGGTGATGTTGTTGAAAAGTCAGTATATGTTGTAGGGAAATAAGTCTGAGAATAGTTAATCAATTGATTTCTATACTGTGAAAAATCCTTATTTATATAATTTATGTTTCTATTAACTGCCATTATGCAAAGTTTAGTGTTAAGTCATCTGTAATTCCTGTGTTTGTAACCGAATAAAATAATTCTACTGTTACATTATTGTTATCAGTATTTTCCGGTCCACCATTAACATTTAATTCATTTAATATTATATTAGGAAATTCAGTTGTTAGCTTTGATTGTATATCCTCTATTAAATAGTCTATATTTTCTGTAGCAATTTGTGAAAAAACAAATTTTCTTAAGCCCCCACCAAAAGCAGGATTACCTGGTCTTTCGCCTGGGTTTGTTAAGAAATAATTTATTAAATTACTTTTTATTGCTTCTTTCGTTGTGTAATTTGGAGTAAATACCCCACCCTCGTTAAAAGGTATATTAACACCAATACCTACTCGAGATCTTGTGTCGTTAGGAAATTTATTTATTGCTCCAAATGCCATATCTTATTATTTACTTTGCATCATACCCATTATTTGATCCATGCTTACATTCCCTTCAGGTAAACTAGCATTTGGGGATTGTGTATCCATACCTGCTGTTACTTGCATAGGCACATTTGCTGATGTAGCATTTAATGTTCCGTTTGCTCCTGGTCTCATACTATCTAAAACTCCCATCATGTTTTCCCTTAATTTTAATTTATCAGTTTCAGCTAATGGTGCTGAAGATACTGCTGGGGCATGTGTAGTAGATGTTATAACTTGTGATTGGGGATTTTTAATAGCCTCTAGTAAAATATCCTTCATTTCTTCTTGGATAGCTTCTCTTACTGCCGTTTTTACTACGCTTTTTAGTTCACTTAATTTCATGTTAAAATGTTTAATTTATTATAAATATTATATTAATCTGCTTTTAAATTGTTTTGTACTATATAAAATGCTAATTCGTCAATTAATATTTGATCTACCGCACTAAATGATGATTCCCCTTTTAAAATTACTATTCCTTGTGAGTTAGATGCGGTAGCATATCTTCTATATAAATCGCCTACTTGACTTTTAGGGTCTCGTACTACGCCCATTACAAAACCATTTACTATTTTTATTAGTGGTGATCCTTGTTCTTCGTCTGATTGTTGTATGCTTAATAATTCATCATTAATTTCTGTCATAGTTATGTCTCCCTCCGTAGCACATTTTTCTATCAACCCATCTATCTTTTTTAAATATTTTAATATTAATATTAAAGAAATCAATAAAAAGATCAAGGCTATTAACATAGCTTTTCTTAAATCTTTATTTATCTCACCAAATTCTTTAAATAGTTCCTTAATATCTTCTAATTTAGCTACTAAACTATAAGGCACACCTACTCCCGGTGGAACTGCTAATGGAAATGCTAGTGAAGAAATTGTAACATTCATAGTTTTTAACTGTGCTGTTAAGTATAATAACAATGCAGCAATAGCCGTGTTAGCAGCTATTACAATCCATATTTGATTTATTTGTTTAACAACTGAGTTTCTGGTTTTAATTGCTTGTTTTAATAAAGCACCATCCGGGCATCTACCTTCTTCAATTTCTTGAGCATCATTCTTTGCTGCTAATTTTGTTATACCAAAAATAACTAACAATGATATTGCTAATGGAAGTAACTTGCTTTGAATATTAGAAGCAAAACTTAAAATTCTACCTTTAATAGATAATAAAGCTGTTTCTGCTGCTGTTAATCCTATTAATGCTGCTCTTTCAGCTACTGCATTTAAAAGTGCTTTTGCCCTTATTGCTAATTCTTTAGAGGAGGAATCAATGTCTATCATCTGTTTGATAGGTAATTCCCCTAATACTTCGCTATTTTGAGTTATTAATGTTTGATAATCAGGTGCTAATCCCTCTTTAGTATATAATACAATAGGTTTTACTAAAATTGGAAGGTTTTTAGACTTAATACTTGGTAAAGTAGGAACACCAAATGTAATTTGATATTCACCATTACTATCAGTTTTAATAGTATTATCTCCCTCTTTATCATATTCGTAATCAATATACTTTACTTTTTCTTTTATTTGTTTATATTTACCAAATATATTTTTCTTACTAGTTTTATCATCTTTTTTTACTATTCTAGTTTTAATAACCTGCTTCATTGGGAATAAAGCTAATACCGGTTTTACTTCAACTCCCTCTTCAGGTTGACTAGTTTGTTTATTTGATATTCTACCTCTAGTTGTAAAAGTAGTTATAACTGGTGTATTATCGTTTACTAACTTTCTAACAGCCTTTGCATCATCTACTAATACTACAGCTTCATCTATAGGTACTCCTTGAGATTGTGCAAAATTAATTAATATACTTTTAGCTTTGGGGGATGTTAAAAACTGTTTAGCCGCACTAATCAGATTGTCTTTTAATGACTTTTTATCTTTTTTTTCCTCTTCCATATTATGAAGTTTTAACTGTGTTAGACTTAAAACTAGGAATTAAATTTTTAATTTCCTGAAGAATAGGTTTTGTTAATCGAGCAGTAGCTCCCGCTGCTGGTATTTTTGGTTCTTTAGCTAAAGCTGAGCATAGGTTTTCTAGTGATGCTACTAAATTTTCAAATTGTAACATAAACTTATCTCCTAAAATAACGGACTCTGATGCGTTTTGTTTACCTAAACTTACTATACCTGATGGTGCTAATAAATTTAAATTTTTATATTGTGATTTTATTGCTAAGTCATCAATCGATTCTAAAACAATGGATTGAGCGGATGACATTAAAATACTTTCTTGACTTGAATTAAATAATAATCTACCTGAGTTAAAAATTACTTGGGGTTTATTATATGATTTAGGAGATTGAGGTGTAAATTGAATTGTATTTGCAAATGGGACTGTTGATCCTTGAGCATCTTGTCTATTTTCAACAGCAACACTAATAGGTATTTGTTGATTAGACGTCATATAAATTGATGCTAAATCATTGTTAATATTTTCAGTTACAGGTATCCAACCTTCAGCACTTGCGGAAGGGGATTGTCCATTTCTTAATATTGTAATTGGGCTACCATTATCTCCTGATGTTGACCAATTGTTTCTTATTAAACCTTGTGATTTAGATGTATTACCTAATCTTATACTATTGCCAAATCTACCTTCTAAAATGTTATCTCCAGCAAAGGGTAAAATAGGGTGTATATTAGACTTTTCAACAAATGTTCCACCACTTTCTCCATTTAAATCTAATTCAGTTACCTCAGTTGTTGTTCTTCTAACATTACCTGTTTCTATTTGTTGGTATGATTTATTTAAGGATGGAGATGTTTGACCATCATTACTAGCAAACATATCTGGATATGCATTGTGGTTAGGTGCGTTCCATATTGATATAGGATTTAAATAATAATAATTAGCGCTATTATTTAATTGTGTATTAGTAGTATCTGGTAGTTTAAATAGTAATACCACCTCATTTACTAAAGGATAATTTTTTAAATGTGGTAATAAAGGCTTAGCAATATTATTAACTTTTGACTGATTTATACTAGAGATGGTAGAAGGAACATCCATTAATTGGAATGAAATTGTACCAATACCGTTCCACATACCAGTTTTATCCCATAAGGCTGAATCAGTGTTTAGTGAAATATCAACTACTCGAGCAGTAATTAATTTATCCTTAACATCCTCAATCGACCTAAGATTCGGTCCTTTTGTCTTACCCTGACCGAATAGTGATGTAATAGGATTATTAGCCATTACTTTTCTTTTTTACTTTCTATACTTTCATTTAACTTGTCTAGTTCAGCTAATAATTCTTCTTTTTCAGCATCTGATATACCGAAATCATCTCCACCATCTGAATTGTTAACTGCTCTTTGTATAATTGTAGCCATTTTAATTAATTGCTCATCATTACGAACACCTATTTCTAGATATTCCTTAATAAGTGGTACAATTAAAGTAGCATCGCCAATATCAGCGATTAAGGGTTTTAATTCCGATATTAATCCCGATATT